TTGGCTCGTAACGGCTTGGCTACCTGCGTCAAGATTGGCAGCACGTCTTGGCTGATCAGCGGAGCGGGATTGTCCTAATGGGCGGCGCTACCTTAGCAGCGGCGATTGCAGGCACGACGGGGGGAGCCGGTGCCGGTGTATTCGACTTCTCGTCTGGGTCGGGTAGCGTCACGATTCCCACGGGAGCCACGGGCGTCACCATTGAGGTGTGGGGCGCAGGCGGTGGCGGTGGCTACGGCACTGTCACCCAGATATTTGGCGAGTTCTTGTACGAGCCGCAAGAGAACCCCGGTGGCGGTGGTGGCGGCGGTGCCTACGCTAAACGAGTCATTGTGTTAACCGCGCCAGATGCCCTTAAAACTATTCTGTACACTGTCGGTGCTGCTGGTAGAGGCGGCACGGTTGGGGACGCTGTGGGCGGCGCTGGCACCCAGTCTGTTGTCTACGCCGGAACCTACGCCCTAGACGAAATGATCTCTACGGGCGGTTTTGGCGGCTACGGCGGTATTGGCATATTTGGCAGCCAGCAGGGCGCCGGAGGCACGCAGACGGGCGGTACGGTGCCGCCGTCAGTGAATGGCAACGGAGGGGCTGCCTTTACCCAAACCGGCGCTACGGGCATCGTAGGCGATAATAGCCTCACTGCTGGCGCTGGCGGCAACGGTGGCGACCCGGTAGAGGGCGGCGATCCGGGCTTGGTCGGCACTAACGGTCGCGTCCGAATGGTATTTACCTTTTAGGTGACACATGGCAGTTAACGTAAAAGTCCTGATCCCGGCCAAGATTGCCGAGAACACGCAAGTAACCCAATACACGGCTACGAACGTATCGGCCATCATCGACAAGTTCACGGCGACGAACTACAGCGCGTCGGCGGCCACGATCTCGATCAACCTTGTGACGCAGTTTGACTCGTCGGGCAACCAGAACTTGATCATTAAGGCCAAGACGCTGCTGCCCTCGGAGACGTATACGTTCCCTGAGTTGGTCGGCCATGTGCTGCAACCGGGCGGGTTTATCTCCACGATTGCCGGCACTGCCTCGGCCATCAACATCCGATCCTCTGGTCGGGAAGTGTCGTGACCGAAGCCGAATACTGGTTGCGCGAGAACTTTGCTGCGCTGGAGTTGCCGCCAGATGCGGTGGCTTGGCTGATTGACTTGTGGCACGTTACGCAGGTGTTTGACGACGTAGCCGATGGCGACCCGGTAGACCGTAAGTCGCTGGACGATACCGTGTGGCGCACCCTTGTGGGTATGCCTGCAAATAGTTTCTTTATGGCTCACGCAGGGCAGTTATTGCCTGCGGTGGGTACGGCCATTCTGAAGTGGAAGGCTTCGGATGACGCCGAACGCAATGGTTTGGCTGACGAACGGTCGTTCGTTTGGCGTGCCGCTTACTATGACTTGGTTCTTTTAGTGGTGCTGTTGTGTCAGGGCCGAGAGTCTGCTATGGAAAAAGCAGGTGCGGTGATGGCACTATACGGCGAAAGTTTTGCGACGTATCGCGGGGAATTTCCTCATGGCTAATCCAGTAGTTGCTATTGCCGCATCCAGCATTGGATCGGCTGCTGTCGGCAGTCGCTCAGCAAGTAAGGCGGCAAGAGCGCAAACAGATGCCGCTCGATCAGCGGAGGCATCCCAAGAGAGGATGCTTGAACGGCAGTTAGAGGAAACTCGCCCGTTTCGAGAACTGTCGCTTCAACAACTTAATCGCCTATCGGAGTTGTACGGGCCTGAAGGCATGTACACCAAGACTCCGACCATGGAAGACCTGACGGTAGACCCCGGTTTTTCTTTCAGAATGTCTGAAGGAGAAAAGGCGCTTGCTCGTATGCAGTCTGCTCGCGGGCAGTTGTTTGGCGGTGGCGCAATTAAGGCCGGTGTGCGGTACGGGCAGGAAATGGGTTCGCAGGAATTCCAAAATGCTTACAACCGCTTGATGAATCAACGCGCAACCGTTACTAACGCATTGCTCGGAATCGGCGGTTACGGCCCCGCGATTGCTGGACAAAACGTAAGTGCAATGGGAAGCGCTGGTAGCAACATCGCCAACATTCAGTTAGGTGGTGGTCAGGCTCGCGCTTCTGGCTATCTTGGTCAGGCTAATGCTTTGAACCAAGCCCTTAGCCAAGGCGCTGGTTTGTATGGCATGTATCGTGGCGGTTACTTTGGATCGCCCAGTTCCGGTATCGGCGGAAGTGGCGCTGGAACTGGGGCATACGGCGGCTCTGCAATTCCCTACACCGGCAGATACGGACTCGGAGAGTAACCATGCCAGTCATCGGAGCAACTCAACTTGAGCCAGTAAACATCCTTGGCTCATACGTGCAGGGCATGGAACTTGGCCGTGCCAATCGCCTAGCCCAACAGCAGCAAGCAGCGCAAATGGAGGCTGCTCGTCAAGAGGCCGAACTGCGTAATTACTTATCATCGGCAGACCTTTCGTCGCCGGAAGTGCAAAACCAGTTGCTTCGCTTTGGGCCGCAAGGGGCCGAGATGGCTAAGAACCTAGCAACGATGGGTACTCAGCGTTCACAAGCAGCCAAGGCTGATTACGAAGCCCAAAGTCAGCGCTTAAAAGACATGTATAACTTGGTAACGTCTGCTGTGGACGCGCCGAGTTACGCCCGTGTTCGCGGCATGGCTGCAAACATGGGAATTGATGTTGCTCAAATTCCTGAACAGTACGATCCTGCATTTGTTGAGCAAGCCAGAAACGCCGTGCTTACCGCGTCAGAGCGACTTGATGCGGAGTTGAAAAGAGATACTACCGCCGTCCAACGTCGCCAAGTTGCGCTTGCCGAACGCAAGCAAACTTTTGAAGAGCGTACCGCTAATGCTGGTATGTCAGGCATGGTTAAACCACCTGAACTACAGAAAGGCGAGCGTTGGAATCCCGAGGCTGGCCGTGTTGAGGCTGTGGAAGGCTCTGATATTTATATCAAGCAGTCCGGCAAACACAACAAGGACTACACCGCTCTTAATGCAATTAACAACCAACGTTCATTGCAACTTGCCAAAATTGATCGCTTGTTGGCACCAGAAAACGCTGACGCATTTAATAACTTGTTTGGCGGATACACTGCGTATGCTTCGCGTGAATTGTCAGGCAAGACCGCCGACCTTCGTTCCGACTTGGAATCGTTGAGAAACAATTTAAAAGCAGCCGGTAAAAAGATTATTGCTGGCGCTGGTCCGGGCGCTATTGGTCAGATTACTGAACGCGAGTGGCCGATTCTTGAAGGCATGATTGCGGAACTTCGCCCAACAATGTCTGAACAAGGCGCAAAAGACAAACTGCTGGAAATTCGCGTTTTTTTGGATAATTTGGCAAATCAGGCGGGTGAAGAATATCAGACCGCATGGGGCCAAACTCAATACGCAAAACCCGTAAAAGGCGCAAGCGAGCCTTCTATTGCCCCCGCTGCTCCGGCAGCAGCCCCGGTTAAGGTTAATTCAAAGGCTGAACTAGACAAACTGCCGTCTGGTTCGTTGTACGTTGGCCCTGACGGAAAGACGCGGAGAAAGCCGTAATGGCTAAGTGGTGGGAATCTGGCGAGGTTGTTGAAGAGCAACCTGCCGAGGAGTGGTGGACTGCTGGTGAAGAAGTCGCTGCTCCGGCTGCGGCCATTCCTGCTAAAGCGCCCGATGTAATGCCGAGCAGACGCGCCCCATCATTGGGGGACATCGGTGATCGAGCGACAGGCTTTCGCGCACAAGTAGCCGAAACCGGCATGACGCCTGAAGAGCGTATGCAGGCTGTTAGAACTGGCGCTCAAGTCCTTGGCGGGTTTGCTGCTGGGCCTGTTCTGGGTGGCGCAGTACGTACCGCTGGCGCCGCATCACCTGCGTTACGCGCCCTCGGCACTGCGATTGAAAGTGGTGGATTCCGCACTGGTTTTGCGCCCGGTACATCTCGCGTTGCCGACATTGCTACTCGCACTGCTGGCGGCGCTATTGCTGGCGGTGCCGGTGCTGGCGTGGTTTCACCTGAGCAAATAGCAGAAGGTGCCTTGATTGGCGCTGCTGTGCCCGGTGCGGGCAAGGTTGTTGGCCGTTTCATGCAACCCAAAGGGCCGTCTGTTAAAGACGTAGAGGCTGCTGCAAAACGTAAGTACGCTTCGTCAGAAAAGGCGGGCGGTGTAGTCCAGTTAGACCAATTCAACAACTTTATTAGCGGACTTAAAAACAGTTTGGCCGCTGAACGATACAACCCTGTTGCTCACGTCAAGATCAATAAACTGATTAATACGCTTGAGTCCGATGCTGCACTTGGCTTGGACGTTAGCCTTGAGCAATTAGACACCGCTCGACGTATTGCCGCCCGTGCCGCACAAAGCAGCGGTAAAGAGCAACAACTTGGATCGGTTGCTATCAAGCAGATTGACCAGTTCGCAGAGCAGTTCCCCAAGGTAGCGAGAGAGGATTTAGAGGAAGCGCGGTCGTTGTGGACCAAGATGAGTCGCGGCAAAAAGATTGACGACATCATCAAAGCGTCTAACCGCTCTTCACAAGAGCCTGCTGTGTTCCTGCGTCGTAAGTTCCAGCAGTTAAACGACGACGAACGCGCTTTGAAAGCGTTTTCGGAAGAGGAGCGTAAGGTCATTAAAGACCTCGCTGAAGGTAACTACACCGTAAATGCTCTTGCAGGCATTGGCACTTTGGCGCCGCCTCGAATCAACGAACTTCGCACGCTGCCAGGTCGTATTGGCGCTGCTGGCTATGGTGGTGGTTTCTTTGTAAGCCCCGCCTTTACCGCTGCTACGGCAGTCACAGGCTACGGTTCTCGCGGCGCTGCAAACCGATTGGCGTTGATGCAGGCTGCTCGTCTGCGCCAGCAAGCCTTGACCGGCTCGCCGATCATGCCGCAATCCATCATGCCGCAGGTTGTGCCGCAAGTCGGCCCGACACTATATGCGGCTGGAATGTTACCCGAGTAATTGGAAGCCACATGCTGCAAGGCGCACTCAAGTCTAAGACTGTTTGGTGGAATGTCCTGCTGGCCGTCCTTGGCGGCCTTGAACTTGTAGGCGGTCACATGACCGTGCTGTGGGGGCAGGAAGTGGCTGCGGCGATCCTAATGGTCGGCGCGTTGGCAAACCTCGTACTGCGGGCTGTCACCACGCAGGCGCTTTCGGAGAAGTGACGTGGATTATCAGGCGGCTTTTAACATTGCGGTGGCAGTTGCAGCAGCGTTTGGCGGTTGGACCTTGCGCTCGATTACGACGAGCCTAGAGAACCTTCAGCGTGACCACAAAGAGATGATGCACCAGTTCGTGCGCCGCGATGACTACAAGTCCGCCTTAGAGCGTATTGAGCAAATCCTGACCCGCATTTGGGACAAGTTGGACGAAAAGGCCGACAAGTGATGTGGGCGGCATGGGTGCGGACTCGCGCTAATTTAAAAGTAATTGCCTGCGTAAGCGTACTGTTTGCAGCACTATTAACAATACTGTTCTTTAGTTAAAGGTTAAAAATGAACGACGTTACCGACATCCAGTTGCTAAAAGTGCAAATACAGGCCGAGTTGCAACGGCTTGAAGCGCAGTCGTCTGCCAAGGACGTAGCCGGTAAAGCCATTGGTAAGGACGGGCTGAAATACATCACGGCCATTGTGGTGATCGGCGTGCTGTCTAGCCTTGCGCTAGATTCGGACAAGATCGCTGCCGTGATGGGGCTGCTTGGTGCCTCGCTGACCGCTCTTATCTCTATGCTTGCCAGCATTGCAGGCACGGTGGAGAAGGAAGATAAGCCCGAGTTTGAGGTAATTAAGGAACTGATCGCCAAACTAGACCGGCTGGATCGCAAAGAACAGCCGATGCGGGTGGACGTTGAGGGCGATCATGTCACCGTTACCAAGGGCGACGACGTAGTGAGGGCTTCCAAATGATGACAATGGTTAGCACATTCCTGTCGTTCCTTGCAGGCGGTTTGCCCAAGATTCTGCAAATCTTCCAAGACCGCCAAGACAAGAAGCATGAGTTAGCCCTTGTCGCCGCGCAGAAGGAGCGCGAACTAGCCCTCGCAGAACGCGGGTTTATCGCGCAGGCACGGGTTGAGGAAATCAAACTGGAGCAAATCCAAACGCAGACTGCTGCCGAGGAACGTCAGGCGCTGTATAGCCACGACGTTGAGATTGGCAAAGGCGCATCCCAATGGATGATCAACTTGCGTGCTTCGGTGCGCCCGGTTGTAACGTACATTTTTGTGCTGGAACTGGTCGCTATCAACATTGCAGGTGTTTGGTACGCCTACAACACAGGCGTGCCGTTTGCTGCTGCAATGGCTGAAGTGTTCTCAGATGACGAGATGCTGATACTGTCGTCAATCATTGCCTTCTGGTTTGGCACGCAGGCTTTCGGCAAGAAGTGAAGGTCAGTCCTGCTGCAATACAGATGATCAAGCATCATGAGGGCGTAAGGACGCGCCCTTATCGGTGTCCGGCCCTGCTATGGACGGTCGGGGTCGGCCACGTTATAGACCCGGCTCACGCTGCGGTGAAGTATGAGGAACGCAAGAGCCTACCGATACCCGCAGGATGGGATCGAACTCTCTCGATGGACGAGGTGGACCGGATACTTGCTCAAGACCTTGGCCGGTTTGAGCGTGGTGTGGTTCGACTTTGCCCTGCTGTTGTTGGCCGTCAGGGAGTCTTTGATGCTCTTGTATCTTTTGCCTTTAACGTGGGGCTAGGCAACCTTCAGCGCTCTGGCTTACGGATGAAGGTCAATCGAGGCGACTTTGAAGAGGCAGCCGAAGAATTCAAAAAGTGGACAAAAGCCGGTGGTAAGGTGTTACCCGGCCTCGTCAAACGTCGTAACGACGAGCGGGTATTGTTTTTGAGTTAGCCTCATTTAATGGAGCGGGCGCTATGCGACAAGACGGCATCCCAGAGCGCTTCCAACTAGCCGGTCACACCATCAATGTCAAAGTAATTTCGCCCTCCAAGTGGCGTCACGGCAAAAATTGTGTTGGAATGTGGCTTCCAGACAAATACGAGATACACATCGTAAGTTCTTGTAAAGGCACAAACCGGCAGCAAGTGTGGGCGCATGAGGCGATTCACGCGATGCTCGACATCGCTGGTCACGATGACCTAAGCCGAGACGAGCAATTTGTAGATCGGATTGGACACTTGCTGCAACAGATGCTCACAACAATGGAGTAAGCAATGCAGTCCAAGGCATCCGATGATCAGATATTAAAAGCACTACAGGAAGCAAACGGCATACGGGCAATAGTCGCTGCAAAGTTCAAAATGAACGAGCGGACTTTGCAGATGCGGCTAAAAAAGATGAAGGACAAGGGGTACGTTATCCCTGACTCCACCTATCAACCCGGACGCCAAGTCGTAGACAAGGGCGACTACGAGTTCACCCCGCTGCCCGACGATGACGTTCCCATCGAGGAACTGATTGCCCAGCGCAAGCGCAAGTTCCAGCACAAGCGCGAACACGAAGAAGCCAGCAAACTTATTCCCATCAAAGTGAAGATGGCCGGTGCTATCGGCATCCTGCACTTTGGCGACCCGCACGTAGACGACGACGGTTGCGACATAGAAGCCATTGAGCGCCACACCGACCTTGTGAACCGCACCGAGGGGCTGTTTGCAGCGAACGTAGGCGACACCACAAACAACTGGGTCGGGCGCCTCGCAAAACTTTACGGCGAGCAGGCAACATCTGCCGCGCAGGCTTGGAAGATAGCCGAGTGGTTTGTTAATCGCTGCGACTGGCTCTACATGATCGGCGGCAACCACGACCTGTGGTCAGGCTCAGGCGACCCTCTACGCTGGATAGCCAAGCACCAGAACTCGCTTTATAAGTCCTCAGAGGCCCGTATAGCGCTTAAGTTCCCAAGTGGCCTAGAGGTACGGATCAACGCCCGCCACGACCACAGCGGCTCTAGTATTTGGAATCCGGCTCACGGCCCGATGAAGGCTGCGCTGATGGGAACCCGCGACCACCTGTATGTGGCCGGTCACAAGCACGAGTCGGCTTATAGCGTTCTGAAGGATGCAATTAGCGGCATCACGATGCACGCCTGTAAGGTGGCGTCCTACAAGATTTACGACCGCTACGCCAAGGAGCACGGGTTCAGGGACAACTGCCTGTCGCCCTGTGCTCTGACGACGATTAACCCTGCGCTACCGGCTGACCATCCAGACTTGGTGAAGGTGTGGTGGGACCCGGAGGAAGGGGCTGACTACCTGACATTCTTGCGGCGGCGCTGAATATCTCAGCCCGTTCGCGGTTTGCACGCAGGGTGCAGTACCGCTGGTGCAGGCGCTTGAGGAACGTGGAACGCCGCTGACCGGCAATCTCCTCGTCCAAGAGTGCCTTAACCTCGGCCTCGTTAAACAGATTCAGGTTTTGGTTCAATACGCGCCAGTTCTTCATGGCCGTATTGTAAATGAATTATTTAAGGCGCTGCAAGTAAAGCGCCTGTAGGGCGCATACGGTGTCGTCTGGGTCACGGGCTTCGTACCATTCGCCCCTAGGCTGGAAGAAGCCCTGAAAGCGTTTCTGTCCCTCTGACAGCCGCCCACCCTTGGCCTTGACCTCTATCCAGCATATCCACGCCATGCCGTCGTGCATTGGCTTGACGGCCAACAGGTCAGGGATGTCGTGCCCTGCCGAGGCGTAGTCGATGACCTCGAAGTTGGCCTTACGGAGGGCTTCTACAATCTCGGTGTGGTTGTTGTCTCGACGTTTGGCGTAGCGCATACGCCGATTATGCCGGTTTGCACCTAGCCTTCAACTTCGTCACGCCCGGCTCGCCCCACAGTTCCCGCACCATGCCTCGAACGTGCGGGTCGCCGTATGCCTCAGTCGCATCGTCCAGCGAGCGCAGGATGTCGCCCACGTAGTTCTTCAACCAAGATGTGCGCTCTGCACGCTGCTGCCAGTCGCCTACGCCGATCCGAGCAAGGTACGCATCGGCTAACCGCAGTTTGCCAAACGGCGTGTGCTTGACGCTTTCCCAATACCGCACATTGGCTTGTGACGCCCACGATATGTCGGTGCTATTCGTAACTGGATTATTCATTGACTTTCAGCACGCATTGAATTTGATACAGGCGCAACGCAGGAATCTTGTCTTCCTTAAACCAGCGCAGCACAGCCTGCCGGGTTACGCCCAACGCCCGAGCAATCTCGCTCTGGGAGCCATAAATCTTCAGTAGTTGTTTCGGTGTCATAGATTGCACAGTAACAGGTGTTGACATGATCGTCAACGGGAGTATACTGCACTTCGGGGATTGGCCCCGATGGAGAAAGCAATGGAAGACGATTACCGCATCTTGGCCGAGCAGGAACGCGACCGACTCATGGAATTGCACTGCCGCGCCGAACACGCCGCCTTCAACGTCATCGAAGGCTTAAACGAACTCAACCGCATCGAAGCCGAAGGCGCTTTCAAACTGCACCAAGCGTTTGCCGAGTGCATTGCTGCGATTGACGC